CAGCGTAAAACCCTCAACCGTGTCTCAGACCTGGCTGCTCATACAGGCGTTTTGACTTAATGGTGGGGGGTCATTTGTGCAAGTGGCACGATGTTAACAACATCACCTGACTATTAATCAGGGGAATTGTGTTAACACACGATCATAATCAGGTGTTTCAATTAGTTTGATGACAATTTGATGACAGTAGCATCGTGATCGCTTCGGCTACTGTGAACTGGGACAGTTGGCTTGTGTGCATACCACCAGCCTGTCAGCCACCTTCGCCAACTGTAATCAGGTAACTGGTAACTGGTGATCAGGTGATCATTCTCCTTGTAACGATCATGTGAGTTAGTTAGTCATTGTGGCGTACTTAGCCAATTGGCTATTGATTAGTGCCTTGCACTTATACGAACTGACTAACTAACTCACATAATTACATGATCATTAACTCTGTTGATTCAACAGGTAATAGTTACTGAGCCATGTGGCGATGTTGCTAAGTGATTGATCACTTATCAATTGGCTTACTGGATACATAGTTAGTTATCTCCCCTCTCTTATTACTATTACTCCCTCTTGGTGATTCTTTCGTTAACTCTTTCTCTCTATTGATCATTACTGAGAAAAAAATACATCGGCGCAATTTTTCATGTGATCAGGTGGGACAAGGCGCACACACGAAACTAAGTAACTAAGTAACTAGCGATCTTGGTCAGTTAGATCGGGGAACTAACTTCTCTCGGCTTTAGTTGAGTTACTTCTGATCAGCCCTGCCGATCACGCTCAGCCCTCTCACGCTCAATGCCTCTGATCGGGCTTCTGAGGCGGTTCTCAGCCCCTTACCCCCATTCTTGGGACAATCACCCCACTTCCCCCCTGATCAGCCCCCACCGATCAGCGTGGCAGGTACGCCTGATCAGCCAATGTCCGATTTGCCCCACTATGTTCCCCGAACTGATCAGATCAAGGCTCGATCAGGAATAGATGCGCCTGTTATCAGGTTGTCCTGTTCAATGGTACGCTTGTGCCGTTGCTCTGAGTTCTTTGATCAGCCAAAAACCTTGCTGAGTAGGTTGATCAATGAATCAAAAGTTCGGAACTCAGATGCCAACTTGTATTTTAAAAATTACATAGGGACTAAGAAACTGCGATCACGAATTGCAAATGCACTTTGTTGTGCGTTGAATTAAAAACAGTTCTCACTATTGAACTTTCAACTATGCAATTACGGATTAAATGCTAATAAAAGTAACGCACGATAAGAATCTAATGCGATAACTTTATTCACGCCATGACTTGTTTAATAAACAACGAGCGATTAAATGAATAAACGAGCAGAGCGCACTACTAAATAAACGGCATCAACGATTAGGAAACTAATTGTGAATAGCAGTATGGCTTAGGCGAAACTCATGGAAACAAAATAACTAATCATGGAATGTTCTGTTCTAGACAGATGCAGACAGTAATCAATCTGATCGATTGCACATTGAAGTTAGTTATCACTTGTTAGTGGGTGCTTATGTGTTTTCTGTTATTGCTGATCGATAAATCATCAGCGAATGATCTTTGATCAGCAATAGCGGTGAATACATAACTTGTATTCAGTACCACTCAACTCGACAATCTAATAACAACTAAATACTGATCTATTCACTTACTTCCCCCATTACTGGAATAAGGAACACAAAATGAAGGCGCAAACTTTTCTCAATTCAAATGGAACTGTCGTTGCAACTGGAACTATCAAGGAACAATTTATTGATCTTGTTTTTTCTGACGGCACTCGCTTCTTTTCAACTAAGAGCGACAATTACACACTCGATGTTCTCCGTAACTTGGACATCGCCAAGATCGTGAAGGGAATTAAATAAATGGCTAAAAACAATGACCCATTCGGTTTTGCATCAGCAATACAAACTGATCACTTATCTGATGATCAACTTGATCTTGTTCTTGAACTCTTGAAAGGAGTTAAATAAATGGGTCGTTTCTTTGCGGAACAACTTGCAAGCGGTGAACTTGTTTCTGATCGGAAACAACAGATCGCAATTCACTTACAATCAAATTGCTATCCACCTGTATCGCTATCAATGGTCGATGTATGTGATGAGGCAATTGACTATTTCAATCAGGGTTTTTTAAACGAACTCTGCTCTTTACCTGACGGCGTTCTGTATCAAGATAGCAACACAGTTCGTGCCTACAAGGTTGTTGAAACATTCCGACTAGATGCGTGGATAGATGAGGAGATCGAACAACATGACTAATTTCGTGATCGTGTTATTAGCACTTGGCGCAACTCTGATCGGCGTTGCACTTGAACAGTTATTTCATCACATCGAACAAAGGAATAAATAAATGATGAATGAGTTTGAACTCGATGAGATCGGGTTAATTCACACAATGGTTGGAATGGCGTGTGACGGCGTTCCTGACGATGCACCACAACGAATTAAATCGGTGATGCAATCAGCACTTAAAAAACTTGAACTCGCAATTGATCAACGATGCCAAGAGTTCAATGAGTTCCAAGAAATAACTTCGGAACTTGATGATTTGATTATTGCTTCAAAGATCATTGAATTAAATCCCGAAGCAGTTACAACCGATTACAACTAAATAAACAATCAACCAACTAACAAAGGAAAATAAACAAATGGAAAACAAATCACTATTCGTGCCTTCGCTCGAATCAACATCTCATTACATCGAACGCACATTCGCTGGTGAGATCAACGAAACACAGATGTATGACTTCGCACTTGAAAACAAAATGAATGTCTTGTTACAGGGCGATGCTGGTACTGGTAAAACAACTTCTGCTATGGCGTATGCAAGTAAGCGCAAGATGAACTTCTTTGCTATTCCTTCCAACAATGCAATTGACTTCACACAACTCGTTGGCGGTTTATTCCCTGATGAGAATGGAAAGTTAAAGTGGATTGACGGCGCAGTTACCAAGATCGTTCGTGAAGGTGGCTTGCTCTTGATCAACGAACTTAACAATGCGCCAAAGAACTTGTCGCAGTACCTCATGTCACTTCTTGACGATCGCCGTTGCATAACTCTTATGAGCCATGACAACGAAGTAATCAAGGCGCACCCTGATCTATTAGTGGTTGCAGACATGAACCCAAATTATCGTGGAACACAACTTCTTAACGAAGCGTGGAAAGATCGCTTTGAAATTAAGTTGAACTATGACTATGACAACAAGATCGAAAAACAGATCATTACTTCTGTTTCACTCTTGGAACTCGCAAATGGTATGCGTTCAACTTCTCGCAACGATCAAGGCGGTTCTAATCCGTCAACGATCTTTGAAACACCAGTATCAACTCGTATCTTGAAAACCTTTGAGAAGTTAGCAAAAGGATTGAGTTATGACTTTGCTTCTGATGTATTCGTTAACAACTTCTCTGACGATGAACGCCCTGCCGTTCGTATGTTGCTTGAAGGTAACGATTACAACATCAAATCTGATCTTGGACTTCTCGAATCAACTAACGCTTAATAAGGAGTAATTGTGGATTATCCATTTACTGATCTTGAAAGTTTTGAGGAAACTTTCAGAGAGATCAAAAAAGAAAAGAATGAGGCTGAATTAAAACGCCAACGAATTGAACGCTTCTCACAATTCTTTGGTCGAGTTAATTCTGCACTCACACTCCGCAAGGTAACTGTGAAAGTTGAACACTCATCGATCAGCGCACCTGCTTGGTCAGGTTCTAGAGAAGTGGTGTTCAACTCTCGCTTACTTGGTGATCTAAAAACTCCTAAAGAGATCGCTGGACTTCGTGGACTTGATCTGCATGAGGTGTCACACATTCTTTACACCGCTAGAGAAGGTTCTGATCTCTTTGATTGGGTTCGTGAAAACAATCTGTTCTCTGCTTACAACGCATTAGAGGATCAACGAATTGAAACTTTATTTACAACTCGTTATCCGTCAACAATTGATTGGTTCACTTCAACCATTCTTATTCACTTTGTTGATAACGCTGATGCGTTCACAAACTCTTATCCGTTATTGCGTGGTCGCAAATACTTGCCTAAAGAATTAAGGGCAAGATCACGCAACGCTTATCCTGATCAAAATCAAATTGATGAAATCTGCGACATCGTTGATCAGTATCGTTTATTGGTATTTCCAAACGATTCTGAACAAGCAAAAGATTTGATCAAACGCTTTGATGCTTTGCTTCCACGCCAAGAAGTTCCGAATGGCGCAGGTGACATCGCTGATTGGGAAAAAGAGTTACTTGGAAATCCAAGTACCAAAGTGATCGTAAAAATCAATGACCCATTCGGTCATGGTGATCGACCACATGAGGGAATTGAGAGTTCAACTTCTCGCCCAGTATCTCCAATTCAACAAAAGCGTGATCGTGATCGTGCAAAGAACGCACCTGCAAATGACGATCAACAACTTGCTGAGAAACTAAAAAATAAATCTGCATCACAATCAACAATTGAAATTGATCTAACTGGTGATGATGCTGACAATAGTTCTGATCAAGGTGGCAAAGATGCTGGCAATTCAGAAGGCGAAATGATCGCTGGTGTTCTTGATGAAATGTTGAATGACATTCTCAATAGCACCGAACTTGCAAAAGAGATCAACGACATTATTAGACAAATTGGTGGGCTACCTTCTCTTTCCACCAACAACTCTAAAGAACCTCAACTTGATCGCTTTCAATCTGCAACTCCTGATGCAAATACCTTCCAAGCCTCTCTGTCATTCAGTAGAGAACTGGAACGCTTACAGGCAACCTTTGACCCTGCTTGGGATAAATACCAAGCACAAGGTCGCTTACAGGCGCACAGATACCTTCGTGGCGATGATCTTGAAACGATCTTTGATCAATGGTCAGAAGGTAAAGATGATGCAACCGAAATTGAGTGCGTGATCATTCTTGATAACTCAGGTTCAATGTCGGGCAATAAAGCAACTAACGCTTACAAATCTATGTACGCAATTAAGAGAGCGTTAGATCGCATCAATGCGAATACAACTGTGATCACATTTAACAACGCTACAAAAACTTTGTATCGTGCATCAGATCGTGCGAATAACACTATTCGTGATGCTGGTGCTGGTGGTGGCACAGAACCCGATCAGGCGATCGCTTACGCAACAAAGATACTTGCTGAAACTGAAAAGCCAGTTCGTATTTTCTTTGCAATTACTGACGGCGAATGGAGTGGAGATCAAACTGTTAATCATGATGCAATTCGCAAAATGGCTAACGCTGGTGTTCTAACTGCTTTCGCTTACATTCCTGAAAAGCATGAACAAGTTTCTCTTACCCAAGAGAACACGCACTTCTGCGAGATCGCATCAATTGTAAGAAACCCACTTGATCTGATCGGAATGGCTAAATCAATTGTGAAGTACGCAGTTAATCGCAGATTAGTAAGTAACTAATTGCAATTGGGTGGGGCGATCTTTGCCCCACCCACCTAATCAACTTAACAACAAGGAGAATAAATAAATGAAATCACAAGAATTAAAAGCAGGTGTTGGGTACGCAGTAATTCCTGCATGGGATTACTCATCAAAAGAAAAGAAAAACCCTGACACAGTTGAACGCCGTTATGTTGCAAAGGCTGAACTTGTTTCGTTAGATAAATACGAATACAAAGTGTTTCGATCTGATACTGCAACGAGCAGTAACTTTGTTCCTGCACCAAAGGGCGCACGATCAGTTGGCTACCTTGTTAAGTCTGCTGACTTTGCAGATACAAGTCGTGGCATCAATGAAATCTATTGGCTGGCTCGACCACAGGACATCGTGGCTGAGTACGCAACTCTTGAACCTAAGTGGGCGCAACGAGAACTGCAAGAAAAGATCGAACACGAAAAGCGTGAGGCTGAACGCTTGGAGTATGAGCGCAAACAAAAAGAGGCGCAGGATTATGTCAATCGTGTAAGTGAGTCGATGCGTGAGTCACTTAAAGCGATCATCGGTGATCGCATCAATGCAGTTCGTATTGATACTCATAATCGCCGAGATGCACAAGGTAATTATTTACCAACTGCTGAAATCACCCTTGATCTAAAAACAATGGGTTTCTTAATTGAGAAAGTTCTAGAAGCGAAAGACTTGGTGGGATAAATGAGTTCACTTTATTTAACACGATTAAAAGATTGTTACGAACAACATCGGTACGGAACAGTTGGTTGGACAAGTGATTCTTATTGGCAACAAGGAACTAGAACTCGGTTGCCTTATTACTCACGCCAAACTCTTATAGAACGAAACTTTACTGAACAGGAATACAAGGGCTTTCAAATTGTAACAATGCACACTCGTTACGAAATTAGAGCGATCAATGATCTATCAGGAAAGCCAAGTGCTAATCACATCTCTGATGATGAGATCGGTTCTATCTCTGATCACGCAGAGTTTTCTGATCAGTATGTTTGTTATGTGTGGGAGATTGGTACGGACTTTGATTCTGTTGCTAACTTAAACTGGGCTACACAGAACTGTGTGGCGTGTGGCTTTACTGATAGAACAGAAGCACGATCTGTTAAGAAGGCACAAAAGAAACTTGATCACTTGTCGTTAGTAAAGTTGGCAAAAAATGATCTGATCAAGATTGCTGATGAACGCCTATACATCAACAATGCAGAAAATCCATTCAATGTTCAAATTGACGATGAATTGTTTTTTCGTGCGTTTGGTCGGCTTCGTAAAGGCAAAGTTCTTGCGACAACTGGCAGTAAGTTTGTGATCGGGTATGTAACTCCAAGTAATCACACAGAGTTGAAATACAAAACCCTTAATCAAGTGGACTTATGGAAACCTTTATAGATCGGAATACTCATGGCTAAATCTCGTAAATCTGCATCAACAATAGATCGTGAACAATTGTTTGCTCAGGGTTTAAAGCGATGCAAGATTTGTGATCAGATCAAGGAACTAAGTAACTTTGCGTTTGCTGACAACAGATCAAGAGTTACTTCGTATTGCAAACCTTGTATGACCGAATACAAGTACGAGTGGCACAAGCAACGCAGGATTGAGATCAGAGAGTTCGTGTATGAGCATCTGAAAAATAATCCATGCGTTGATTGTGGTGATGCTGATGTCCTTAATCTCGACTTTGATCACATTCGGGGTGGAGTTAAGCGATTTAACATCGCTCATGCTTTCATGTTGAGAGGCATGAGTGTTAAGAAGTTGAAATCCGAGATCGCAAAGTGCGATGTCAGGTGCAGTAAGTGTCACAAGGTTAGAACTCACCAAGTTTCTAACTCTTGGAAATACCTAATGGCTCTTGAAAGGGGCGATGTATGAAATTAACTCGTAGAGGTTGGATTGTTCTTGTGATCATTCCTGTATTGATCTTGGTATCACTATTCACTTATGCAACTAGAGATGTCTGCTATGTGGGCGAAAGTGGCAATTTATTAGGTTATGGCTCTTGTACGAAAATGATCAATGAAGTGATTGGAGATAAATAAATGAAAGTTAAACAGGCAGTTGAATGGCTCTTGGAACTTGATCAAGAATCTGAGATCGTGATCGGTTGGTGGGATAAACACATCGCAGAAAATTATGTTGACGAACTAATTACCGATAATCAATGGTCGGAGATCGTTCGCATAGTTGGTGATGAACCGATCGGTTTTCAGTATGTAGGTGAACTCATAACTGATCTTGCAACTGATCAGGCTCTTGCGAAAATGCAGGGTTAGATCATGGGTTATGTAGAAGCAATAAAGGTTAATCCACTTGATCTTGATCTATGCGATAACTGTAATCAACAAGGCTTACGCACATCAGGCAGATTTATTAAAAACTCCACAGGTGAAAACATCATGTGGTTCTGCTTTAACTGTGTCCAACAAGTAATGGAGTAATGACTTTGTTGAATAGGCGTTAACACAGGGTTACTTGGGTTACTTCATTCCCCACTTTCCTTACCTGTGAAGGGCGGTCATGATCGCTTTTCTCTATTTGGCGTAGCCGTACCTGCGCCTATTCAACTTCCAATTATTAGAAACGGAGTAACAAATGGAATTAAATAGTTTATTTTCAATGGGTGAATACAACGAAATTATTACTGCACGCATGAATGGCGTTCCTCTTGATCAAGTTGCAGATCAATACAACACAACTAGAGAGATCATTCGTGCGTTAGAAAGCAGATACTTGCGAATTATTGGGGGGATTGATCGTGATGCCGTATGACGATCTACTCGATGAAAGTCTGTTCGATGAAACTTTCGATCAAGAACCTGAATGTAATTGTGAGTGTGGTTGCAGAGTTCCAGTATCGGGACAATGTGTTGATTGCTCAGAAAATAGCGGTCACCAAAACAACAACGGCTTACCAAAGTACGATCAAATCAATGAACAATTCCTTAAAGAACTTGGAGATCGCTAAATGAGTGAAATGACACAACATCAGAAAGACTTAGTTAGATCAGTTAACTTTGCGAATGAGTTTCTCAAAGTTGTTCGTGGCTTTAAAACAGAACAAGAACGATCTGACGGATTGCCACAAGAGATCAAGGAGTACCTAGCCAATGAACACTTGAACTCTTTGATCAAAGAACAGGAATTAGAACCTGAAATGCTTGTGTGGGGCTTACTGCACATGATCGAAATACTTTTGCAGTTCAGCGAACTAACTCCTACTGATCTAACAGAAGTCATGGACAAGTTTGTTGATCACATAAAGTCCAACCCTGATCGATACGGAGATGCAGAATGACACGATCACAAGCAAAAACTGGTATTGGAGTTGAACTTGAAATGCCAACACCACGCACGATCAACGATGCACCATGCCAATCAACTGACCCTGACACATTCTTTGCTGACCCAACTGAGTTCGACAAGATCAAGTTAGCAAAAAGTTTCTGTGCCAAGTGTGAACCTGTAACAAAAGATAAGTGCCTCTCTTATGCGATCACAAACAAGATCAGGTATGGGATTTGGGGCGGTTTAACAGAAGCAGAGCGTTACGCAATTCAACGCCGTAATAGCAGATCAAGATCGGGGAACAACTAATGCCAAAATGTAAAGATTGTGGAAACACAAAAGAGTTCATAACTGCTTGGATTGAGTTTGAAGTATCTATCTTTCAAGGAGAGCGATGCGTTGATAACTATGCTGGCGATCGTGAACGAAATGACGGAGATTATCCGCCTGAGTGCAAAGTTTGTTCCAGCACCGACATCGAAGGAGTTGAGTTGATCTAATGGTTAATACATTCTTGCCGTATCAGGACTTTGTGCGATCAGCAAAAGCACTTGATAACAAAAGATTAGGAAAGCAACGAGTAGAAGCGTGGCAGATACTCCGAGCAATAATGGGACAGACAAAAGGTTGGGTTAATCACCCTGCTTCAAAAATGTGGCGTGGACATGAGCGAGCCTTGTGTGAGTACGGCATAGCGATCTGTGATGAATGGATAAATCGTGGATACAAAGACACTATGAGAGAACGCTTTATTGCAGTTCATTCAGAGTTAGTAAATACAGGATTGCCTGAATGGTTAGGCAATTCTGATGTTCACCGATCACATCAAAGCAACTTAAAACGCAAAGATGCTGATCATTACCAATTCAATGTTGATGCTGATCTGCCGTACTTATGGGTTGATGCACCAACTATGAAATACACATGGGGGAATAAACCTGATGAAAATAAAAAGAAAGTTAGTAAAAAATTATGAGCGAATGGCTTACAAGTACCGACATCGCACAACAGACAGGGCTGAAAACAGACACGATCTACACCTATCGAAAGCGCAACACCCTTCCAAAGCCCGATCAGCACATCGGCAGAACGCCAGTATGGAAGCAAACAACGATCGATGAATGGATTAAAGAAAGATCAATTGAAAGGATAAATGAATGACACCTAAAGTCATAAACACCACAACAACTGCAACTGAATCATTGATTGAGTTCCCTATGAATGATCGCCTATACACCGCAAAGGTGTATGCAGGTGAGTGGGGTTTCGATGTTGATTGGTTCGTAGGTCAGGACTTTGTTGAGATCGCAGATCGCTGGAAAGTTCTGCCAACTGAACTGTACGATCTCAGCGATGATGATTGGGAAGATTTAATTTTCCAAAGCAACTAAGTAACTCTGAGATCACCAGATTGAAGTTACTTCTAAACACATAAGCCTGAGTTCGCCTTAGTCCCTATGAAATTGCCCCCTAGCCCTGATCGGCTAGGGGGCTTTTTTTGACACCTAAGTTACTGACCAGTAACATTACTCACCAGTAACAACCGAAGGGGGGTTGGTATGGCTTACACAATTAGGCGTGGTGATCGCTTTACAGGCTATTACCGCAAGGCTGGAAAACGCCTCTGCGCTGGCACATGGGACACAGAAACCGAATCCATGTATCACGCCATTCAAGCCGAGAAAAACGGCTTAGAGAAGGCTTCAAAGGCTAATTTAACCCTGTCGCAATTCGTAAAAGAGTGGTTAGCCGTAGCCGAACTCATGCCGATCACAAAAAAGGGCTACGAATCGATCTTGAACGCTTATGTCCTGCCAACGCTAGGCGATCAGCAAGTAAGTCTGATCAGCACCTTCAGCGTTTCAAAGTTACTTGATGATCTGAAGTTACAGGGAGTTCAACCTGCAACTTTGCGCCAAGTAAAAGCCTCTCTTGGATCAGCGTTTAAGAAGTTAGTTGCATCGGGACAAGTAAGTTCTAACCCAACGCATGGCATCACGATCAAGATGAATCACTCCGACATTCAGAATGTTGTTGAGCCTGATGAGTTCAAGGCAATCATTAAGAACCTACCCACAGAGGGCGCACAATTGTTTGCGAAGTTCCTTGTAGCCACAGGTTGTCGCTTTGGAGAAGCCACAGAAGTAAGAGTTAAAGATGTTAATTTCAAAACTGGTGAGTTATTCGTGCAGAGGCGAGTAAGTGATCTTGGAACAAATTACAACAATGGAGTTCGATTTAAGGTCATAGATGCCACAAAATCAGGCAAAAAGAGAAGCCTCATGTTAAGCAAAGCCCTATTACAAGAGATTCAGGGTTATGTCATAGCAAAAGCACTATCAAAAGATGATCTAGTGTTTTCAAGGTTAGTCCTAGCCGATCAAAGTAAAATAGAGAGTTCACGGGGAACAAAGTCTGCTCAACCATTTGAGATAGACGGAAAACAGTTCAAGCATGGAACGCTCTACTCCTATACGCATGGGAGTTGCAGATGCAACAGGTGTAAGCAAGCGGTGAGAGATCATCGCAAAGCCAAAGCCATAGCAAAAGCAAAGCCTTACCAAAAGGCAAAGCAAGATCGTTTCATCAACCAAACGAGTCACCTACCCCGTGATCTTTGGAGAAATACATGGAACAAAGCAATAGACAAGTCCGCAATTGGGTGGAGTCCTAGAACTCACGATCTCAGGCACGCTAACGCTACTCAACTTCTAAAAGGTGGAGTAGATGTGCATGAGGTCAAAGAGCGACTAGGTCACCAGTCAATCAAGACGACAGAGCGATACTTACATCGCCTTCGTCACAACCAGTCAAAGGCATCGGAAGTTGTTAATGACTTTTTGGAGTGATGATGAAACTAACAACAAGAGGCAGAGTTGTATTCGGATCGCTATTCCTAGCGATCTTTGTAGCGAGTGGGATCGTGGTTCTACCACCAGCCTTCTCTCCTACAAAAGCCGAAGCGTTTGCCGTACATGAACAAACACGAATGAGAACCCTAGCCAAGTACGAGAACTCAGATAAGTTGACCAAAAGCCAACTTGTAGAGTTACTAAGTGCGGTGGGCTTCAAAGGCAAAGCCTTACGAGAAGCATGGGCGATCACAATGAAAGAATCACGTGGGAATCCCCTATCTCACAATGGAAACCGACAGACAGGAGATAACTCTTATGGGTTATTCCAAGTCAACATGATCGGTAATCTTGGAGAAGCACGAAGGGATAAATACAGTTTGGAGTACAACGCTAAACTGCTAAACCCTGTGGTCAATGCCCAAGTTGCTTATCACATGAGCAACGGCGGTAAGAACTGGAGTGCATGGAAAGGTGCTCATACCAAAGTCGTAAAGTTTTGGTTAGCAAAGTTCCCTGAACAAAAGGCAAAGCCAAAAGCAAAGCCATAGGAGAAGCACAAGCAATACGAGAAGCCCCCCGTCAGAGATGACGGGGGGTCATCTCACTAAGTAACTTACCTGGCAGCCAGGAGAGTTACTTAGACACAAAGAAAGGAGCGGATCATTAGTAAGTTTAACGATGCACAGTTTAGTAACAAGTACGACATGAAGCATCAGCAGAAGTACAAGCAAGAGCAAGCAATAGATCATGCCCCTTCAACTCCTCTTTTCTTTCTTAACGATACTGAGAAAGAAGAACTCTTTTGGGCAAAATTAGTTTCTCATGGCTGGAAAAAAGGAAATTACAAGTACGGCGATAAAGAACATCTAAGTTTGATTCTTTGCTGTGCAGAGTGTGATCATGTCTTTGTAGATCTTAAAACAGTAACAAGAGATCAAGCAGAGTCTATTTCTGTAGAACAATACTCAAGTAACTTAACCAAAGGTCATGATTGCAAAGCAATATCAGAAGCCATACCAGAAGCCAAAGCATGTTACATGTGCCAAGGAGAAGGCATACTTCAATCAGACGAAGAATGCAGTTGTTAGAAGTTATTGATTATCTTTAATTAACTTCACTTCACAAGCGTCAGTCGTGCAGTAAGCCTCACCAATAGCATCAGCAGCCATACCAGCATAGACACCAGCCAAATCAATTGGGAATAGTTTCATTACTCCCTCATTCTCGTACTCTTCAGCAGTGATCTGTGTATAAGGCATTTGAGGATATGTAGCATTACCAGAAGGCAAGAATGAAACAGTCTTAAGTTGACCATCGTACATATGCAAAGCCGTACCAATAGCCGAGGCTTCTGTCTCTGGATCAAAAGAGATAGTTACAGATACAGAGTTGTCAGACCAGTAGCGTTGAGCAGTAGCAGCAAGAGCCATCTTTTCGTAGATGCTCACGTCTTTCTCACTTCTCTTTGCTTCTGATTTGATTGGGAAGAATACGACAGAGGTTGTCTCTGGAGATTCACTTGCTGGCTCTACTCTGTAGTTAGCCAATTTAAACAAAGGCAACATTGGATCAGAGTTAGCAAAACGAATTGCACGATTGAAGTACTGACCACCAACAGTCCAGTGAACTCCTGGAGATTCTCCAGCCAAGA